GAAGAACATTCCCTCTACAATGTTGTCATTTAGAAACCAACCTGGCAATCCCAGTGGTAATCTGACATTTGGTGGGGTTTCAAATCGTGCCCGTGAGCCTAGAGCTCTTGAGATACGGTTGGATCAAGATTTCGCCGAAGGTGAGCGAGGTGTACATTTCGTTGCAACGCCCGACCCAAATGTGGATCGTCGCGGCACACTGTGCTCTGCAGATGTACAGTACATCCTTAAGAATGTGCTCTCGCATTATAATTCATCCAACGATACGATATCTGTATCAAAGCGAGCTAAATCGTTAAGGATAATCCAGGAACTTAAACTACGATATGGCCTAACCGATGAAATGTTACAAAAACTGTCGAGCCTATTACTCAGTAGTCCTTTAATGTCCGATACGATGGATGGAAGGCGTAAAGTTACGGATATCATTTCAACATGTGCATCGCTTAACAGTAAATCAACACTATCTGATATACGTGGAAAATTCTTCAATGACTACGTACGATACGGCGGTAATTTAACTCATGTTAATGTAAATACAAGATCTTCAGCTTCAGTTCAAGATGATATTCCAATTGTGCTGACCGTGATGAACCTACCGGGTAAAACATCACAAGCGTATGTAGTTGGAGACGATACAGTAAACCTTAAGCTTATATGTCGTAAAAGTACGAGTGTGTATAACATGAATCCGGATGATGAGGAGATGCGAACATTTGAGAATAAAACCGAAACTCGCGTTATTAGCACTCAATTATCGGAGGGTTCTGCTGAATACAAGTACTTTTTAACGTTTATTCAGGAAGCACGTCTTGCTGCACATAATGAAAATCTAACTATGTATGAACTGACAAAGAGTTTCAACATAAACGCTCCACTTGACGCTAATGGGCTCAAGGAAGTGAAAAAGGAAACAAGAGACCAAGTAATGTATCTTGAGTTCGGTTCATCAATTGAGGCTAATCTGATATTTCAGACACGAGCGGTCAAACCTAATGCAAGAAGTCATCATAAACGGATCGCAGCAGCTTTTCAACCGATGTGCGCATTCATTGCCTGGATGATCGAGAGTGATGAAGTGAGCCGTGGTTCGCCAGATCAGCAAAAGTTGTATTACGGTGCATTCGGTGGTGATGCGCCGCTTGGATTCCAACGTGAGTTGAGAAACCTGATGCGTTCCCTATATTGGACGGAAGGAATCAAGTACGATGCTGAGAATGATTTATATCCCAAATGTTGGACTATGGCTGATCATGGCCCGCCAGACTCCAATAACTATAACTTCGAGATCGAACATAGGAAAATTATTCTCGCAATGTACGTACTTGAACATCTACGTGAACACGGACGTATGCCACATAGGTTCGCACAAAAATTCTCAACTGGTGTATCCCGCACACCCCCAGTAATAGGAGCAGTCGCACGTGCTTTACGTAAAGTATGTGTTGACGATACTCTTTGGTGTGAACACGTACTTAGAACCACTCGTAAAAATGACCCCCAAAGAACAAAAGTTACCATTTTGGATGCTGCGGCTCAAATTTTCTTGCAAAATGTGAGTCGCAACGCGCCAAAACCGCGTTGATATTTGACTTAGCCCTATGCACGGGCAGAATTAATCAATCGAAACGTGTAAGACCATTGTAGGGCATGCCAAATCACTTGTGAGCCAAAGGATGTAAAAGTC